CCCAAAAACTAATTAGTCTTTTTAGGAAAAATGGAGAACCAAAAAAGAGAAATTCTTTGGAACCTCTTAAAAACGAATTAGTCTTTTTAGGAAAATGGAGAACCAAAAAAGAGAAATTCCTTGGACCCTCCAAAAAACTAATTAGTCTTTTTAGGAAAAATGGAGAACTAAAAAGAGAAATTCCTTGGACCCTCCCAAAAACTAATTAGTCTTTTTTAGGAAAATGGAGAACCAAAAAAGATAAATTCATTGGACCCTCCCAAAAACAAAACAGAATATTTAGGAAAATGGTTCTCAAAAAAACACCCAAAAAAATTTTTTTTTGCCATCCATAAAGGATAATTCATATATTATCCTTTATGATATCCTTCTGTATGATATTCCTGAAACTCAAACAAACATACATTTACACCAAACCCAACAAAACATCAATCTCATAAGTATCCTGTCCCGCTTTTTCCATTTCCTTCTTCTGTTTTAGCAATTTCTTCTTTTCATCCCTTGTAAGTTCCTTTGTTTCCTTCACTACCTCGATCTTATTTCCCAAAGAATCATATTTATCTTCCGCCTCATCCAATTTCAACTTCTTCGAGTTCTCCTTTTCTTGACGCTTTCGCTCCTTTTCTAAAGCCTCAATCATATTGTCTCCAAACACCGTCATAGTTCCATTCTCTAACAACCATTTTTCACGTGTAATAGCATTATAAAAATCATCATTATGTGAAATCACCAAAACACCTCCCTTGAATGATTTAATAGCATCTGATAATGCATTCGTGCTTTCTCTATCCAAGAAATTAGTAGGCTCGTCAAAAATAATCACATGTGGCAAATAAAATGTAGCAGCCGCCAAATAACATCTCATTTTCTGTCCCGAAGATAGAGCATTGATTTTTGTATGTTGCGCAATTTCTGGCTCCAACCCAAAACTATTCATATGTTTTTGAATTTCGCCAGTAGTCAATTTGCGCTGACCCATCATGCTCTCCATTGCCATCTTCTCATCAAACTCCTTCACCATCTTCTCATAACCCATTTCAATCAATTCCGATTTAGAGAACCATTGAACCAATTCAACGACACCTTCTGATTTGGCCTCATACTCATGTTCTCTCTTTCCGGTTCTACGAGAACCCAACTCTTTTATCACAAAGGTCTTATTCAATTTCGCCCTTTGTTTAATTGCCTCGATCTCTTCTTCTGTCATAACAAGAGTATTCTTATTCGCTTGTTCTCTATCTGACCCCAATCTATATCTCCACATGACATATTCAATCGGAGTAAGTTGTTTATGCGGTTCAAGAGATGCCGAAATATTCTGTGGAATATAAGCCATTCTCAAATTAGGATGGCGGTCAATAATCCCATCATTGGGCTCTAACTCACCCACCAAAATTTTAACAAGTGTCGATTTACCGGCACCATTCACACCAGCAATAATAATACGTGCGGCTTGACTGACTTGAACAGTTATTCCTGTCAATTGCGGTTTAGGAGCACTGGGATATTGGAAATAACAATTTTTCATACTCAATACGGATTTCGTAAGAGATTTCACGCCTTCTAATGGTCCGGGGTCAGGAATACTAAACGAAAGCACATCTTGTGAGGTTGTCTGAAAGTAAAATGCTGCTTCTGGCTTCTGTTTGACAAATTCGCTCACATTTCCACGATATACTTTCAATTTCAATGTCTCATAATGTATCATATTTGTGCATACTTCATCCATAAATTTAATATCGTGCGAAATAATCAAGAATGTAGTATTTTCAGTGGTTTTAATATAATTCTTCAACCAAACAATACTGAGAGCATCAATATGATTTGTCGGCTCATCCATCAAAATCAACGGGTCCGCCGCCAATTTGGCCAAAATCAAATTCACACGTTGCACATTACCACCCGATAATGTCGAAAGAGGCGAATTCATCATATGCTCTGTGACATACAATTCGGCCAGATTTTTAGCAATCTCTTCTCTCGAAATCCCCTTAGCCATAATTTTCGGATTAGTAGCAATATAATCCAGAGTAATTATATCGTGTTTATCTTCCGGGATATGATGTTCGATATAAGTCGCCTCAATATCGGGAAATCCCTGTAGTGTCTTATTCGCCATTGCTCTCAAAAGTGTCGATTTACCCGCTCCATTGTGTCCTAAAATACCATATGTATGATTAAGTTTCAATTTTAACGGTGTCTGATGAAGAAGAACCCTGGTTCCATAAGCCAATGAAAACATACAATCGCACAAGTTCTCTTCATTTTCTTCTGGGTCATGTTCATAAACAGTAATCGTATCAATCAGTTTTTGACTAATCGTAGAAACTACTTCCGATAAATCGTCTGAAGACAAGTTCGAAATATAAGGTCCGATACATTTGTCATAAAGGTCCATCTGGCGTATTTCGTATTTGACCAAATTCAAAACCAACCCTATCGAATATTGGATGGTCTTGTTCTCTACATCCACCTCAATACTTCTTTTTGACAATTCTTCGCGATATAATGCAAAACAACTATCATATGTGATTGCATCGACCAATTTAGTATTGGCCTGTTCATACACCTTATTAAGTGTGTTTTTCGATCTTGTGCATACATTACGCACTTCCTCAATCGCGATTTCATTAATACCCTTATCTAAAATCCATGTTAGTTTGTCATAAAAAATACGTGCATATACTGGGTTCTTGATTAGTTTGCATAGAGTGTCCATTACAACGGCGGCTTTTCGCTGACACACTACTTTCTTCTCTCTCATAGCACGAACTAAAATAGGAATAAGCAAACTAAGTGTAGGAATATCAATATCATTCACAAAAGGAGTAGAAGCGAGAACTTCCAACGCATGTTCCGTCTTTGTAGCGGGGTTCATATAGGCATCAATCATAACAGGAATAATCGGCTGGATATCAACGTTCTCAATTGTTTTACATACAGCTGACCAACATTCTTGAACCGCCATTTTTACTTCTTTTTTGACATCCGAAGAAAGTGCTATCAATGATTCCGTTACCAAATAAAGATTAGAAGAAATGACCTCGGGATATATTTCAGCATATTGACATACCATTTTAAGACCTATCAATTTCGACTGAAACTTTACTTGAAGAAAGACCTTTGCAATTTCTCGAAAAACAGTTTCGAAAGAATACGGATTTATTTTTTGAACCAATGAAGAACAAATGTTCTCAACATTGGCCTGATGTGTCTTATCAGACCCTAATTCCAATAAAACAGAAATAATTTCGATCCATTCATATTCATTCGAAACATCAATAGGATGGGTCTTGAGAACCTCAAGTGCTTCAGATTGTTCGCTTATGTTTTTAGAAGAAAGCAGATGAATAATATTATTCATTATACGTATTATAATAAATAATATGCGTTTATATCTTTTTGATTATTTCTTTTTCAACAAAGGTTAAAATGGCTTATACCGAGCAACAAGAATATTGCTTACCAGCAATAGGATTACCGACGCATCCTTGCCCCTCCTGATAAGTGCATACACCATCCGGGAAATAATAATTATTGGTTCCTAATTGACCGGCACAATAAGAACACATCCAAGCACACCCAGTTCCAGAAGAAACCGTGAATTGAACACATCCATTAGCAGATTCAGTTGTATTTACACAAGATTGTTCTCCACGAATAACACTTGATAGAGAAAGAAGAGAAAGAAAAAAAGAAAGAAGCTTCATATATATTCCTTTATGACAAATTCTCTATGTTATTTTTATAATTTTTTATATATTTTATACAGGTTTCGCATACCCAATGACAGCACAAGCGATTCTCTTTCCGGCATGACCCGTAGTCAAACTATCTTTTTGACCACCTTTACCCAAATCATCCTCATCTGCATGAATAATTAATCCACGGCCAATAATATTCGTTCTAATTCCTCGTAAGCGAATAAGATTATCTGTAAAACTATACTTAGAATAACCACGGTCATCTACTATTAGATTACCTAAATCACCTACATGACGCACCTTATCATCCGGACCTCCGTGGTTTTGTCCAAAAGGATTGAAATGCGCACACATACTCTCACATTTATCGCTCATATCGCCACATTCATGAATGTGAAAACCATGAAGACCCTTTTTCAACCCTTTCAAATCAATATCAATGAGAACATTTCCACGTTGTTCAGTAAATCGGACAGTTCCTCGAATAGGTCCATTATCAAAAACAGCTATTGCTCGAATAGGGTTCATATATTTCTTTATGACATTTCTTTAAGTTTTTGATAACACAGGGTAGTTGTTCTCTTTATGAAAAAATTGATTTACTTTTTTCGGAAGGAATTACCGGCACAATTCCCCCTGGGACTTAAAGTATTACAAATGAGCGCAATGATTGAGACAACCAATGAGGCGATAGTATTCTATCCTGAATACAAGACATACAAGGGTTTCAAATACCATTTGAATTTCCCCGAGAACTGGATGATTAGCGAGGTCGAAGGAACCGGACGCCAATGTGTAAATTGTGTTGGAGAATCACACGATGGACATGCGATGTGGCGTGGAATCATTCTTGGCTACTGCGGTAATTGTTCTAAATACACATACAACGAGTCAAGAGGCAAAGGCTGGTATGGTCATGGAGTTCAAGACCCGAATAGTTGCGGTAAGTCATACAAAGAATATTTAGGATCTGCTGAAATTGATTTTGAGAACTACGGAGACATTGACGCAAATCCAGAAGACACTCTTGAGAACCAGAGAACAATTCAAGAAATGTTCGAAGACGGAACTTTCTTTCCATTTCAAGATCCACATTATGATTATATAGAGGAGTTAACCGATGACGATTGTGACACTTATGTTTCTGCCGAATATGATGATTACGTCGATGATGATGAAGTTGACATCATTGCCTTACAAGAACGATATCCTATATATGACGATGAAGATGAATATGACGATGAATAAATAGATAGTTAGATAGTTAGGTAGTTATATAAACCCTTGGAGAATTAAAATGGCACTTCGTAGTACATTTTAATTCTCCAAGGGTCGGATATCAGTAACGATTTGATACAAAATTGGCAAAAGCCAATTTTGTATATTCATAAACGGCTTAACGCCGTTTATGAATGAAATGACGCCCTAAAGGGCGTCCCATTTTAAATCTTCACTGGTATAAATAGATATAATCACTTTTTTATTGTAACTTCTCATTGGTGTCATAAAGGAATATATCATGTTATTTTAATGAAGAAAACAAATAAAAAACCAATAAAAAAACAAAATAAAACTCGTAAAATTGGAGGGGTTATTCAAAAAAGACAACCTACAAAGCAATCACTTATTCAAAAAGATAAAATAATTGTAAATAAAAAAAAGTATAAACTTTCAGACAAAGTAAAAAGACTTTTTTCAAGAAATTCATGGAGAACATTATTACCAAAATATGTATTAGAACAATCCACTATTCATATTAAAAAGATATATACGAAATCTGTATTTTCTAGAGTATTTCTTATTGATACTGAAATTAATGGCATTATATTAAAATTATGTATAATAACTCCTGAGACGGTTGTATTACCAACAGTTGCTCGTTTAGATGACAAACAACTTCCATTACATAAAGAAACCGTTTCTGAAGAAGAATTTAAAAGAGAATATAGCTATTTAGAAGAGAACAGTATGATTGGGATTTGTCCTGAACCATTTTTTATGGAAATTTATGATTATCAAGTCGAACCCATTTCAAAAATAATGAAGAAAATCGCTGAAGAATTAACAGTTCGTCCTGATAAAGAAATCTATACTGTCTTATTTAATATTTTTCAAGATATGCGGGATGTAATAAAATCAAATCCAGAAATGCAAGTTAAATATGGCATTATTGGAATGGAATATATTGACGGAGAACCATTATATTTATATTGGAGACACATACCACATAACAAAATACGAGAACTTTCTGTAAAAATTGTAAGTTTAATACTTCGACTTCATATGAATGGATATGCCAATTTTGATTGTAACGAAACAAATATAATTGTTAAACCAGATGGAGAGCCAATAATGATTGATTTCGGACAGGTCGAGACTCGCGAAAAAGGATTAAACTTACCTATAGATAGTCATTTCACAGTAGAAACTACACCGGAAAATGTGTTTGATTCTTATAAATCTATATTACTAAGGCTTGGCATACCTAAAACTATTTTAGATAATGAAATTATAGACAATTTTTTGAGAAAGTTCATTTTAACTGATGAAAAATTAACTTTGAATGACTTTGATGAGTTTAATGGAGATAAAGGTTTAAAACTACAGCTTGCGATTACATGTATTTGTTATTCTAGCAAACATTATTCATGGATGATGAAATATGGTATTTTTAATTTTATGTTTGATGACACATTTATTGAAGCTCTAAAAACTAATTTACGAGAACATTTTCATACTTCTTCATAATATCGTTTCGCTTCCTCTGATTCCCAAACAATTTCCGGCCCACCTCCAGGATAATCCCTATAAAGTCCAGATTTAGATGTAGCTCGTTCTAATCCCATGAGGGCTTTCAATCCCATCATACGTCTCTTTAAAGGATACAATCTTGCCGGTAATTTTCGGCTATGATATTTAAATGCCCACTCGAATGATAGAGCCGTTTTCCAATCAGGAAAACCTCTAATATGACACACCCGTTCCCATGCGGCTCCCTGAGCCAGTCGAGCAGTAGTAGCATGAGCACCTCCAGAAATTTCGCCATTATGTTGTCGTAATCTATGGTCTAAATCGACTGTTGCTCCCACATATGTTCTTTTATCTGTTGATTCCAATAGATAAACGTAAAATGACATCCTTAACACTTATATATACATGTTATATATACCCATATCGATATTTATCAACATGTATCTTTATGACAATCGTATCAATCTTCTTTTACACCTTTGCACCTTTAAAATGCCGATTATATATGATAATTCTGCCGAAAGGCAGAATTATCTATATAAAAGGTAATTTATCGGTTGCAAAGTAACAGTTGCCAAAGCACATTCAAATATGCCCACCTAAAGGTGGGCGTTTAGAATGTGCAATGGTGTAGAAGCCCTTTTTATAGGCGTTTATTCTCTGGTTTTATATAGTATTCTCGCGTTTATCATAAAGAAGCCATTGGTGTATGTTCTCTTTATATTGGGTGTAATGAAACACGCCCTAGGCTATTTCAGCGGCCTTCAAACATTTTATTGCCAACTTTATAACGGCCCAGAACAAACTGCCGTCCTCCCCACTGGTGCTAACATCTTCCTCGAGGGTCTTCTTTACATCATTGTCGGAGGGGCCTTCTTCCAAGTCACAAAGAACCCATATATTATTTCCTTTTTGACAGGTTTCACAATTCATTTGGGTTTCGAATTCGCGGGTTTTCACGACGTATTTTTGAGAACCAGATGTGTTCATTCTATATAATTGTTCTCTTATATTTGTCATAAAGATATAATTATTCAAGTTGTGCCAATTCCTCCGGTGTATTAATTCCTCGAAGAGGCCTGCTATCTTCCATAAGAACAGTTGATACTCGGGCTATAGTCGGATATTCATATACGAGTTGAACAATATCCGTCAAATAATATTCTTTTTGAGCATTCTTATTGGATATTAAAGGAATATATTTTTGGAGAACTTCGCCATTAATCAAATAAATCCCTGCATTTACTTGATTGACGGTCTTTTCCTCCAGTGTTGCATCGCGTTCTTCTACAATTCTTTCAATAATAAAATCCGGTGCAATAATACGACCATATCCAGTAGGGTTCTCTAAAAGTGTCGATAAAACAACACATTGTGTTTTGGCTGATTGAATAAATGAAGCCAATAATTCCTTTGTGACAAGTGGAGTATCCCCATTCAAAATGAGAACCTGATCATCTTGGTCATAGTGTCTTAAACAACAATTGATGGCATCTGCTGTTCCCTGCGGGATAGGTTGTTGAACAAATTCAATACCAAAAACATCTAAATGTTCTCCAATTGTTCTTATAATAAGGTCATGAAATCGACCTGTTACAATAATTATTTTTTTAGGACAAAGGGCAAGAGCGGCTTCGAGAACCCATACCAACATAGGACGGCCTCTAAAAAGATGGAGAACTTTCGGAGTGTCTGAACGCATACGTTTGCCTTCACCTCCTGCCAGAATAGTTACAACTAAATTTGACATATTATTTAATTATATAATTACACCGACCAAAAAGAAAAATGAGACAAAACGCAGTTATGATTTATAAATTTTATAACTATGTTTAAGGTAATTTGTTAGATGTTCCTTTGTTATTTTCTTATCTAAAATATTAGTAATTACCTTATAAATGTCCTCATAAGTATTTGGACTTTCTTTTTTGATATAATGTTTTAATTGACTAAAGAACTCTTCTATGCTATTGGTTTCAGGATGGTATGGAACACTATATAGTAGATGATTATTATCATATTCTATCTTTTCTCGTATTAGTTTTGATTTATGGATAACAGCATTATCCATTATTACCAAATAATTCTTATAGTTGGATTGAATAAACTCGTCATAAA